GGAATCTCCTTGGTGCCATGACAGGTAGAGCAGATCGCTTCGTTAATCTCCTTAAGCGCCCTCTCAAGGCTGGGAAGCCTACCGCCGGTCTGTTTGAACACCCGGACCCGTTCCGATTCGATGATGTGTTTGCAGGTGAATAGGGTTTCGTTGGTCATATACTTAGGAATTGCGAGGTCGTTCCTCTGTGTAATAGTCGACCCCGGCAATCTTTATGCCGGCGAGCATTGCCCTTCGGATCTTCACCTCGTCGGCAAGGAGATACTCGGCAGGAAGAAGCGTGATGTCCATGACGCGGAACTTAGCCACGGTGATGAACTTGGTAGCACCGCTCTCGCTGACCACCTTCTCCTCGGGCTTCTCTATCTCCTCCATCTTACGGACCGCCGTATCGATCTTGAGCTTCCCTTTGCCTTCACCGACACGTGCGGCAATTTTGGCAGCTTCAGCGTCAGCAATACGTTTCTGTTCGGTCTGATAGGTGCTCATCATCATGTCCACCTTATCCAGCTGGGTAGCAACTCTCTCCTCGAGCGGTCGGACCATCTGTCGGAAGTTCTTTACTCCTTCGAGAAAAGGCTTCAAGACGAAGTCCTTGCGCTCTTTGACGCTCTTGGCGTAATTCTTAAGGTTAACTCGGAGCTCGGAGACTATCGCCATATCCCCAGCGTTACTAATAGCTGTCATAGCCTCCGCCTTCTTGATGTACGGCATGATCTCCTTCTCCAACCCTTTCACCTCGTCGTTTGTTATTATTTTTTGCATTTATCTTTAATTAATTGATATGCTTACAATACTACACTACCGTAAGCATAACAGCAAATAGGTTATCCCCTTGCGGATATTGATGCTTATGATAGAGTATTTTCATGCAAGCATCAAAACGCAAGCAATACTGGTCGAAACTTACTCCTCAAAAGAGGAAGAAACACATGGAGCCGGCTATGAACGCTCGGTGGAAGGGAATAGGGAAGAAGAAAAGAAGTGCTCATGCGAAGGTGATGGCTGTGGGTAGGTGGGGTATTACCAAATAATTTTATATACACATGCTAAAGTTTCAAAGTTTCAAACTGTCGGATTCGGATGGTATCAACAAATTTTTAAAGAGTAATATACTAGCCAAGGGATCAACGGTGTTTCATTCCCAAGGGGAAATCCTTCTTCCTTATGAAGACGGCACGCTTCCTAATGCTGAGCAGAGGATACTGATGATGAAGGAGCTTCAGAACGAGCAATCGAATCAGCTTGACCTTCTTATTCATTCTCAGCGCGTGCTTGAATTCACCTCAGACGGCGTACAAAGAGAGATCGATAAGCTCAATTCGGAACTGGTAACCGCACCCAAAGGAAAAGAGCAGGTTACTGCCAATCAAGAGAAGACCAAGGAGATAAAACGTCTTGAAGGAGTGAAGGATCAGACGGAAAAGACCATTTTCAATAATCAGGCTGAAGTGACTCGATTGGTAATGAATATCAAGATGTTCGACCAGAGAATATCAGAATGCAAATGATTATAGAAAAAGAATCAATTTTTAGGTTCAAGATGACGATAGATAAAAACGATTATTCATTTGGTATTCCTGCAAAGTCTGAGGAAGAAGCAAAGCAAATTCTTATAAAAAGTCTCAAAGAGATTATTGTTCAACTCAATGCAAATTAAACCGTACGAAAAGAACGCAAAGAAGCATCCAAAAGAACAGGTGCGTCTTATTGCGCTTTCAATATTTGTAGATTGATTGTATAATAGATTCATTGATTTTTATCAAGTATGGCAAAAGGAGGCAAACGCCCCGGAGCCGGGCGAAAAAAAGGAATTACAACTCTCGAACGAGAGAAGGCTCGTGCTTATATTGCTGAAAAGATAAATGAATATATGCCTGCTATATTCAAAGCTCTTGTAGAAAAGGCTTCTGAAGGCGATGTCCCTGCAATAAAAGAACTTTTTGATCGTGCTTTTGGTAAGTCTATTCAAGCTGTCGAATTAAGTGGTAAGGATGGTGAACCTTTGTTCAAGCCTACAGAAGAAGAAATTGTGAGGATAGATCAATCTTTAGATAATGTCATCGAAAGAAAATGAGAAATGAAAGAGGACATTTCTTGAAAGGGTTTCCACACAATAAAGGGCGTAAATTAAGCGTTGATACAAAAAAGAAGATATCTGACATTCAGAAAGGTAAGAAACTTTCTGATGAACATAAAATAAAACTGAGTATCGCAAATAAAGGTAAGAAATATAAACCTATGTCTGAAGAAGGCAAGAGAAATATTTCTTTATCTCATCGTTCAAAGCGAAGTCCTCGATCTCTTGAGACTCGAAGAAAATTAAGCGAACAAAGAAAGGGGGATAAATGGTGTACGTGGAAGGGTGGCATATCTCCTGTTAATGAGATGATAAGAAAGTCTTTAGAGTACAAGCTGTGGCGCGAAGCGGTTTTTAAAAGAGATGAATATAGGTGTAAATGGTGTGGTAAAAAAGGTGGAGTGCTACACGCGGACCACATAAAAAGATTTGTAGACTATCCCGAACTTCGATTTGCTATAGATAATGGGCGCACCCTCTGTGTTGTTTGTCATAAAATTACCGATACTTATGGAAATAAAAAACAGAATTAAAGATATAATATCTGAAGGAAAGCCTACAGAATTACGAGCTTTGTTCGGTTTTGATTCAACTACTTCCGTAGAAAAGATGGTTTTAAAGTTCAACTTGTTTTCTAGATACTTCTTTGTGAAGTTTTTTCCTTATGAAGATGCACCTTTCCATGAGGAAATGGATGCTTATAATGCCGCGATTTACAAAGGTGATATCGATCATTTTCTCAATATCTGTTTTCGAGGTGCTGCCAAAACTACAAGGACAAAACTATTCGTAGCTTTTGCCATATTGAATGATAGAGATCATTTTAGGCGTTATATAAAAATTCTAGCGCGTGATTCTAAAAACAGCACCCAGTTCGTAACCGACGTATACAATCTTCTTGTGAATTTGAGGGTGAATGCCCTTTATTCGGAGGTGTTTGCTAAGACCGTCACCAAAAGGGAAGAAACAATGAGTAGTTTCACTACAGCATCAGGAGTGAAAATAACAGCAGGGACGGTCGGAAGCTCTCAGCGAGGAAACATTCAAGATGAAGCTCGTCCTGATCTTCTTATTTTTGATGACTTTGAAGATCGCATATCGCTTCGATCAGCAGTGCTTACCCAAGCCATATTCGATAACTCTGAAGAAGCACGAACTGGGCTTGCTCGTAAAGGAGGGGTTATTTATCTATGTAATTATCTTTCTGAAAGAGGAAATGTTCATCGCCTTGTCGAGAAGTCTAAAAATAAACTTATAGTACCCATCATAAAAAACGGTGTTCCTGCATGGAATATTTACTCAAAACAAGATGTAGAAACCATAAAAAACAACGCCGATGACTTCGCTGGAGAATACATGTGCGAGCCGTCAGCCGGTGCGGACATCTTCTTCGACCGCGCGAGCATAGACGCTCAGATGGCGAAAGAGGCGATACGAAACATAGCTGGCTTCAAGATCTTCCATAATTACGTCCATGACCATCGTTATGGCATCGGAGTAGACGTCGCAGGAGGCGTGGGGCTGGACTCATCAGCCGTGGTCATCATCGACTTCTCAACCCTGCCCTCAAAGGTGGTGGCGACGTTCCATGACAATTTCATAAAGCCCGACACCTTCGGCGACGAGATCAAGAATCAGGCGGACCGCTTTGGCGCTCCGATCGTCGCGGTCGAAAACAACAAATTCGACATGGTGATAGGCCGACTGCGGCAGATATACGACAACCTGTTCTTCACAGAGGTGAAGGAAACGCGGGTAGGCATGCCACCGAAGGTACGGCAGTACGGGTGGAATACCAACGCTGACACGAAACCGAAGATGCTCTTCGCCATGAAGAAGGCGGTCGAGGACGGGCATCTTCAGCTAACGGATGAGGACTTGAAGGCAGAATGTCGATCGTATGGTAGGGATGACCTGATGGATGGTGAGGTCGATCCACGACTGACAACACGCCACTTTGACCTTCTGACAGCCTGTGCGATCGCATATCAGATGAAGAATTATGCCGAAGTTAAGAAGGAGGAAACGGGCGGGTATGCTCAGCCTGCATATCAACGACCGGGACTGGAAGAATAAATATATGAAATCCTACGTCGACTATCCGATGAGAGAAACTGGAGGATGCGGCAAGATATGCTTCGACAAGAAGACAGCACAGACGAAAAAGAACTGGCTTGAAAAGAAAGGACGGCAGAAGTTTTTACGCATATATCAATGCGACATGTGCAATGCATGGCATTTAACAAAACGGCTTAATTTTAAACAAAAATATGGCAACGAAAAGAGATGATATGTATCGGTGCAAGATATGTAAGCAACTGTATCTTGACAGCCAATGTGAGCGTGATTCGAAGACTGGAGCATTCATATGCCCAAAAGGATGTGTAGAACCCTTTGTACAGCCTCCTTATCAATCTCCCCTTATAAGCGACGTACTTTATGAAGATCAGTAACATCACGAAACGATGCGAACGATGTAGAAACGTATTTCAAATACCCAATATAAAACAATCCCCGGCTCGCGACCTCTTGATAGAATTCTTCCCATGCCCCCATTGTCTCTTCGTGAAAAGCATCAACTTTCCAAAAAATAACATTTCGGGAAGGTGCATAGGGTGCTCAATACCTTTCTGTCTGGTAGACCATCATGCGCAAGGAAGGTGCGAGCGATGCTATCGTAGATACTACCGTGACAAAATAAAACCTCTTTGATAACTTTACATCATGGATCCATCCTATGACCTGCTCGAAACCGAAAGTAGGTTCAAAAACCTCACCAAAGAACAGCTCGCAAGAGAGGCTGTTGATATAGCGACTCGCCAGATCATGGCGTGCTATGAATTCAAGAAGCCTCGCCTAGCGAAAATCAGCAAGTATTGGGAACTCTATGACGGCAAGACACCAAAGAAGCTCCGACAGCTCTTCAATGTCCCCATCCCTGTGTTCGCGGGCATGATCGACACTTTGAATGCCCAATACGATACGCCCATCCAGCTGACGTTCAAAGAAGGAGATGCGGCTGACTACTTCAAAGTGCAGAAGATCAACGGCGCCTTCAAGATGGAAGTGATGAATTCGGCCAACAATAGCAAATGGGATGCCAAGCTCCGCATGGCCCGAAAGCATGCCATCATAACCGGCCGAGGAATCGTAGAATACCGAGCGACTTCCGATCCTGAATACGTATCCGAGGTGAACACGGTCAATCTGAAAGACTTCAACTTCCAGCCGAAAGGAGGCTTGCGTCTCGAAGACCACCTTTTCGCGGGTAGGGAAAACATCCAAAAGACGAAGTCTGAACTGATCGAAGGCGCGAAGTCCGGCATCTATGATAAAGAGCAGGTGCGAGAGCTCCTCCGCATATGCGCGGATCGCGACTACTTGCCGAATAGCGACCATACTATGGGCGAGCGATTGTCCCGCTTCAAACCGTTGGGACTTGATGCCGAGAATAACAACTATGTCGGCGAAGCGGTCTACAATCTGGCAAATCATATTTTGAATATCAATGGCGAGCGCTATTACCTAGTCTTCCATCCATGGTCAAAGACATGGCTTCGATTCGAGAAGTGGAAGAAGATAGACTCCTCTGGCCTGTATCCATGGAAGACCTTCGCAACGCATGAAGACGATGAGAACTTCCTTTCGAAGTCGTATGGCGACGATCTCTACTCGGCGTCTGACGCCATTGTTGCCATGTTCAATCAGGAACTCACCAACCGTGAAAAGCGTAACTTCGGGGCGCGCGCATACGATAAAGACATGTTTACCGACGTCAGGAAACTCGATGAATCGATGCACCGGCCCGATGCCCTCGTTCCTGCGGACACCAAAGGAGGCACTCGACGCATCAGCGAAGGTATCTATGAATTCAAGGTAGGCGAGCTCGGCGGAACGGTGAACTTGATCGATTGGATCACAGGATCCTTGGGCCGGAATACCGGAGCGACTGACCTTGCTATGGGAGGCGTCACCGAAGTCTCGAAGAAAGCGTCCGTCACCTTCGCGGAGCAGAAAAGCGTATCTAAGCGTATTGGCTGGGGAGCGCAACCGTTTCAGGACATGATGGCAGACCTTGGAAACGCTTACATAGTGGGGTTGAAGGATCACATGCCTTCGAAAATGGCCATCCGTATCATGGGAGAAGGAGGCTGGGATTGGGCTGAAATCACCCGTTTAGACCTCGATACGAGAAAAGACGTAGACGTCCTCATTGTGGCCACAGAACAGCAGATGAAGGATAGCGAGCTCAAGGCCGAGAAGCGCGCCAAGGCGCTTGCCATGGTGGATCCGAACTTCGTCAATCCACAGAAAAAGAATGAGGAGATCCTGCGCTCCATCGGCGAATACGAGGACGCGGAGGTGGCGGAATTTATGGACGTAAAAACCTACTCGGACCGCAAGGCTATAGCCAAGGCCGCTGAATCAATCCAGCTGATATTGATGGATAAGAAACCCCTCTTATGGTACGGCGCCAACGTCGCTTTCATACAAAAGATCGTAGACTTCGCATCCGATAAGCGAAGCACCTTGGGTGAGAAATTTGAAATACTGATGAACTATGCCATGGAGCATAACGAGATAGCGCGAGGTAATATCGAACGGCAGGTGGCGGAAGAATCGCTGACAGCCCAAAGGCAGCAAATGATGGCCATGCCTCCTGAAAGCAAGGCTGAACATCCCGGAATTTCGGGTGGCATGTCGAAGGCCATGAGCGTAGGCGAAGGAGCTGTAGCATAAAATATATGGATAAAGAACTAGAAAAAGCACGAAAGATATTCCTAAGCGATGACTTAGACGAGGAAACGCTGGCTGATAATGAAGCGAAGCTGGCTGAGTGGGAAGAAGTGATACGAGAGAATCAATCGTTTTCCGCTTGGCAGGATCATGACATCTCAAAGCGTATCGTAGAAAAACTAAAAGAGTCGTACAAGGAATTCGGTTTACGATTGGCTACCAATCGAGGGCTGACTGAAGCAGAGCGACAATCTCTGTGGACTAAGCAGGATGCATGCCTGTTTTTGATAGACTTGATAGACAAGGATGCCAAGGGTGTTCTTCAGCGGGTCGATGAGGAAATAAAACGTGCAATTAACGTGACATAATAGAACGTGATTGTTAAATTATTCGCATAGTAGATTATCAATAACTTTTAAACTTATGGCAACAAAAGCCCAAAAAGAAGCAGAAGCAAAACGACGCGCAGCTCTTACCGATGAGGAAAGGGAAGCCGAGGATGCTGGAGCTTCCGAATCGAAGAATTCGGTGACTGTAACGTATCAGGGAGGCAAGCGTGTCTACTCGAAAGAGATCCACGGTGCCGATTACGAAGACCTCGCAGAAGAATTCGCAACCAAGAAAGGCGGTAAGGTGGCGTAATTTCAGGGGGTGTCACGGGTCCGTGGCCTCCCCTACAAATCACACCACGTGATTTCCCGAGCTGGCCGGCTTTAGCCCAGCGCCGTTATAGGACGTTAAAACCTATCCCCCGTGGTCCGGGGCTGTACAATAAACCAAAATGACTCCAGAAGAATTGAAGTATCAGGAAGAACTTAAAGCCGGTGGCGTAGAACTTCCTGAACTTAACGCCGATGAACTCAAAGCCAAGGAAGAAGCTGATGCGAAAGCAAAAGCTGATGCCGATGCGAAAGCGCAAGCCGATAAAGAAAAAGCTGATGCCGATGCGAAAGCCGCGGCAGAGGCCGGCGAAGAAGGCGATGATAACAAAGGCAAAAAGCGCTCCATTTACGACGACCTTAAGGATAAGAAACAGGATCTCAAGGCCGAACGAGAAGCGCGTTTGGTAGCGGAAACGGAACGCGACACATTCGCGAAAGAACTGGAAACCTTGAAGGCGGCTGGAGGTAATAAGAAAGATATCGAAAAAGCGGAGGAGAGTATTGAAGCATTCGCAGAAGCGAACAAACTCGATCCTGAAGCATTGAAAACAATGCGCGATCTCTTCCTCAAGGACTTCAAGGCGCCTCAAAGCCTCTCCGACGAGGATCGAAAGACCCTCGAGGAAGCCAAGACTTTCAGCTCTGAAAATCGAAAGATCGCTGAAAAGCATCAATTCGATACCGAATTTCAAGCGACCGTGCCTGCTATCAAAGAGCTATTCCCTCAAGCGACGGCTGAAGAAGTCGCCGAAGTAGGGAAAAAACTCGAAAGTCTTGCCCATTCGAAAGAATGGCACGACAAGGAATTGGACTACATTGTGTTCAAAAACAAGGAACTTCTTTCAAAGCTCATTTCACCTAAAACCCGCGGAATGGAATCGAAAGGCAATAAGGATACGCAGGACGCTCCGGCGAACTTCGATCCGAATGCCGATTACTCCAAGATGACCATGAAAGAACGTGAAGTATGGGAAGAAGGCTATAGGAAAATGACCAAGAATGAAGGTCTTGCTGAAGACTCACAAGGTAGGAAAATTCTGATTTAGCAGCTTATATTATTAGTTAACTATCAGCTGTTACCCAAATTGTTCATTGACATTACAGGATTGACAAAGTAGCTGAATACGGTATCCTATCACTATGAGGATAAGGAAACCGATGAAAGAATCTACTAAGCAGAAAATACGTGAGGCCATGCTCAAAAATGGTCATCTTCCACCTAGTCAGAAAGGAAAGATGAGGAGTGAAAAGTATAAGGAAAAAATGAGCAGAGCTAAAATGGGACATACACATTCCGAAGAAACAAAGGAAAAGATGTCTCAAAAACGTACAGGTAAAGGAAATCATTTCTTTGGTAAAAAGCATAGTGAAGAGACTAGAATGAAAATGAGAGAATCGAGAGAAAATCTCTTTAGATCAGGTTTCATTACTCCAAACAAGAAATATTTTACTCACGAAGAAGCAAAAGCTGCTAAAAGTGGAGCCGTAGCTAAGAGAACATTGATATTGAAAGAATTGATTTCTAAAGGGCTTACTCATACAAAGCAAGAATGGGAAGCTCTAAAGGAAAAATGCAATCATTCATGTCTCTATTGCGGAAGCACGAAATCTCTTTCAAAAGATCATATCATTCCCTTAAGTAAAAAAGGAACTGATGAAATTTCAAATATTCAACCTCTTTGTCAATCCTGTAATTCAAAAAAGCATACTAAAGTAACACAGTAATTTTATTGCCAGCAACCCCAACACTATGACGTTTAAAACCGTCTTTAGTGCAGAGTACCAGATGTCACACTTCAAGGAACCTGTATACCAGATCCTTGCAGATACACGTTTGGAGTCCTCTCTTACAAAAGGACAAACCATTGCTCGTTCCTACGCATCAGATGTGCAGGTAAACGACATGGGAGGCGACGGTAGCTACTCGACACAGGCGATTACTGACACTCAGGAAACCCTCGTGATCAACAAAGAAAAGGAGGCTTCGATCTACATCAAGAAACTTGATGAACTTCAGGCTCACCTTCCTTTGAAGCAGAAGTATGGTCGAAAGCTCGCAAACGCGCTCATCAACCAGATCGACGGCGACGTCCTTCTCGCGATGTATCAGGGTGCAGGTACGACTCTTGACGACGGCTCATTCGGTGGAACTGCAGGAAATGGATTCACAATCACCGCTTCGAACGTCGCAACCGTGTTCACCACAGCGATGCAGAAGCTCCGCTTGAAGAACGTGGTGTACAACAAGCGATTTCAGGGTGGAAGCAAATTGGAAGTGCCTGACGGCATGCCGGTTGCTACCATTTCTCCTGAAATCCTGTCTTACATCGAGCTCTACCTCGGTGGAAAGGATACCCTCCTTGGCGATCAGACATCCCGAAACGGATACTCTGGTTACTTCATGGGATTCGAGCTCTTCGTGTCAAACTCATTGGCATGGACCGCGACTCTTGAGCTTCCTACCATCCCTACAGCCGGAGATACTCTCGTCATCAACGGAGTAACTTTGACTGCAGCGGCCGACGGTGCAGCAACCGCAGCTGGAGAATACTCAATTGAAGCAGCCGTAGATGATGCAGCAGCAAACTTGGTACTTCTTATCAACGGAACCGGAACTGCCGGCGCTGATGAGTACATCGACGTTTCAGCAGCAAACCGACGTCTTCTTAAGAACATCACCGCTTCCTATGCTACTGGCACGAACTTGCTTACCCTCGTTTCGTCAGGCTGGGGAACTGTGGTGGTTTCGGAGACTTTCACCGCGGCTGGAAACATCTTTACTGTCGGAAAGCAACAGCTTCACGCTCTCTTCTCGCTTTCGAAGTCCTGCTCACTCGTTGTGCAGAAGGATCCTTCAATGGAGGAGAACTTCGTTTCAGGAAAGATCGGACGAGACTACATCGCATGGACTGTCTACGGTATCAAGGTCTTCGTTGACCAAGCTCCGCAGATCGTTGCGCTTTCAGTATTGTCATCGAGCTTTACTGCAGCTTCAACAACCGTTCGTTAATAATAGCTAACTAGATAAAACCACTATGAACAAATTCGCTAAAACAGCAGGACTTGTTATCGCGGGAATCATAGTTGGTCTATTATTCTTCGCGGTAGCGACAAAGGATACCTCATTCGGAGGTGTGTATCAGCAAGTGGTCCAGAACTTCGATAAAGGCATCGTAACGAGCGACATCAGCTCAATCAATGCTCTCACGGAAACTGGAAGTACTCTGACAATTTCACAGACGGGTGCGACTCGAACTCTTACCGAACAGGAATTGATCGATAACAACGTCATTGAAATCGCAGATACAGCAGGATCAGCAGCATTGGTTCTCACCCTTCCTGCCACTTCGACAATGGTAAGACTATTGCCGAACGCGTCAGATAGGCGTGAATGGATCATTGATAACCAGCATGCGGCAGCCACCACGACTACCATCACGGCAGGCACCGGCATCGACCTCATTGCGTACACTACCAATGATGACGTTATTGACGGTCTTGAAGTATCGATATTGACGTGCTGGAGAAAGACAGTAAATACTGACGTTTACTGCTTGACTTCGGAACTGTTGAAGGCAGACTAAATCTTTGCCCTACTCCGCGCTCCGAAAGGAGCTCGGGGATAGGGTCGGGATTATTATAAAAATTAATTATCGCGAACATCATTATGAAAACCAAACATTTTATCGGAATCGCTGGAGGAATCATCCTTGTGGCAATACTCATGCTCACCTCAGCATTGTTCTCAAAAGCGCCTGAAATAAGCGTAGGATCGGCTGTAGACGGTGTCAATGCGGTAGCCTTCACAACCGCTTCCTCCTCTGTGGGAATCTATACGGCAAGCACTCTCTTTGCCTCATCAACAACCTGTACTTCAAGAGTAATCTCAACAAATCAAGGCGCCATCAATCTTTCATTCGATCCAAACTTCACGCCGACGGCAACGGCAGGATATGCACAACCCGCTAGCACCACGGTGGCTTATGATTCCGGCATTTATGGATGTGGGATAACAAAAGCATACGCCATCATCGCAACCTCGACAGTTACCTACGGAGAATTTAGATAATCCAATGATACTAAGGCCCCAGCGAAATTTCACGGTAGTACGCCAGATCGCTAACCATACCGATACGGATACTTACTATGTTCGCGCGGTCATCAGAGATGCCTATACCGACGATATTCTTGATACGCTTAACTTGACCGATCAAACGGGTCAGCGTTTCACGAAAAACTGGCAGGTAGCGCCTGATCCCTCGGGCCTTGGACGCGAGATATCAATAGTGACATCCGTGTATACCGACAGCGGATATACTACGAAAAGCGAGAATTACGGTGACGAGGAAAATTCTCACATGATTGAAGAAAGGGAATCGGGACTTCGTGGAGGAGGAAATGGCGGAGTAGACGCTCGTACTATCCGCAGAATAATCAGGGAGGAAATCGTAGCTGACAAAGAAGAAGAAAAGAAGACTCCCGAGAATAAGCCTGAAAAGCAAGAAGCGCCGAAGATTGTCATCAACCTGAAAGAGGTATTGTCGGCCGTGAAAGACCTTGAAAGGAAACTTAAGCCCGAAAAAGCAAAGCCGGTAGACTTCTCTCCAGTATTCGCAGGACTGGACCAAATAGGCCGGATGATTGAGGAAAAGGAAGTTACACCTGAAACAGATCTCTCTCCCGTGATTAGTAAGATCGAAGAAGGCCATGAGAACGGAGAACTCACACGAGAGGAAATGGTGGGGCTCTTGAATGGTCTTGAAGAAGCGATTACCAGCCAGCTTCCCAAGGTGATTGCCGCACTCTTGAGCCAAGCGACATTTCAAATAGCTCCGACGACTGCAAAAGTTAAATTACCAGAGGCGGAAAAAAAGGAGGATGCGGTTCCTTTTGACATTAACCAGCTTGCTTTATGAATACCGGAGCAGAATTGTACGATTTTCTAACAGCTCTCAATGCGGGGGCGACTATTGATATTGACCTAGCGACGATACTGATAGACAACGGCAAAGCCATTCTTGAGGAAGAACGCGACTGGATGGTGCTTCGGAAGACCAGCACGGCGAAGACGGTTACAACGGCGAATACGTGGCAAACCGCAATCGACCTATCAACCATTACAGACTTCTCGAAACTCCATGTGAACTCGGATGGTGTTGCGGTAAAACTGTTTGATGGAAGCGATCGAATCGAATACTACCGGTTAAAGCCCTTCGATCAGCGCCTCGAGTGGAAGGATATTTCGTACACCTGTGTCTATGACGAAAATGCCAAGATTTTATATTTGAACGGTATTGTACCGTATTCAGGAACTCTTTATATTCCTTACGTCTCAAGCTCGACGGCTATTGACCTTGAAAGTGCAAGCGCCGTATGGACCACTTTTCCTTCACGATTCCTTCCGATTCTTGCCTACTACGCCACAGGGATAAACAAAGGTGCTGTCGATTACGATTCTATCAACCGGCAAATGCTTCCATCGAATGCCGCAATACTCGGGTCTCTCAAGGAAGCCATGAGCAAATGGGATTCTTCCAAGGAACTTGCAACGATACAGTCAAACGATCCTTCGGAATATCCGGGTGGAAGCCCGCGCGCGGGAGCGATAGATAGGTATAACGAATAATACAATGTTCCCAGACTTCACTATAAACACCTTCTACGGCCAAAATACGAGTGTCAAGGATATCAAGACATTGAAACCCGGCGTATCGCCTGATGCTCTTAACTGGATTACTTCTAAAGAAAAGGACAGCATATCGCTTCGACGGGGATACGCGCGCCTTGGCCAGACCGAAGTGACCGGAACCGGCAAAGTAACCGGCATAGGAACCGGCATACGCTATGACGGAACGGAGATATTGTGGTTCTCATACGGAAGGAAAGTAAAGTATTACAACAGCTCAACCGATGACAACGTAGAGGTAGGATCAAACCTCCTTCCTTTGGCGGCCGACGGCGAAGACGTATGGATGCAGGCGTATCAGGGATTGGCAGGCTCATTCATGTATCTTGGATCTCCGACTTCATCCGTCTACAAGATACCCGCAGCCAATCCGGGAAGCGCGGTAGATCAAGCGGTGACGAACTTCAGGTGGGGGGTATTTCATATAGGACAGAACCGCGCATTCGCCGGTCAGCGTAAAAGTACGACTGTGGGTCACGATAAGACGGGGCTCTATCTTTCGTA